GTTGAACCTGGTGATATTTTGTATGCCCAAAGAGGCGGTACAGGCACAGTTCAGAGTATTGGTATTGACGACTTCCCTAACAGATTAGTTGGCCGTGGCGGCGGCTGTCTGTTAGCGGACAGGGCAGTATTGGATACAGACTCGCTCTACACATACGTATTGTGTTTTGGTTTCACACCTCGTACTCAAAACGGTACAGGTTATGTTGCTAAGAATGGCGCGGGTGTTAACGGCATTGGTTCACTTTCAATCTTTACACGTCAGGCGTTTTTCGCACTAGACGGTGGCCAAATGACATTGAACAACTCTGGTTCTCAGTTCGGTGACATTTCAATGCGTGCTCGTGGTAACACGGTTATTATTAAACCTGCTGAAGCAAACGATAATATCTTAATTGCTAATACAGATTTTGCAGACGCAATTGCTGAAAATAAAACTGAGATCATTGACGATATGATCCATTACTTAACAGCTAATACAACTACTGGTTATGACGGAACTAATCCAGGTCTTGGTTACCAAGGGTATAACGCTGATAAATGTTTCCGCGACACAGGATTAATTGTTGATAGCACCTCTTATGACGTTGCAACAAATGGTAACTACTGGGGTCGCTTAAATGGTATTACTTACCGCTCACCAATTTCATATGTAGTTGTTAATGAACAAATGACAGAAACTGTCGGTTCCATTGAACATCTTCAAGATGACATGGAATTTATTTTTGCAAATGCTAACAGCGAAATTAATACACGTGTTGGTCAATCTATTTCTGAAACTCTTAATGTTCTTCAAAATGGTGAAGAAGCTGCAAACCCAATTATATTTGCAGACACCGGAGAGTGGGAACAGACAGCTGCTCGTGAATTGGTACAAGACAACAGAGACTTTATTATTAACGAATTTGTAAGTTGGATTGATAATAACGAAGATTTCTATGCATATGACAGCGCAAAATGTGAAAGAGATGTTCAAGAGTATATCTTACCAGCAGTCAAATACGATATGCTACTTGATACAAACTATAACTCATTTACAACTGGCTTAGCATATTATGCCAATACTTCAAGAACAGTTCTTGAAAACCAAAGAAATGAAACAGTAGCATCCTTCAAGAGACTGCGTAAAACAACTGATGAGCTTATTCAAGCAAACTCTGCTCCTGCAGCTGCTGATGCATATCAAGCGTTTAATAACATCATTAATACTATTGACAACAAAGACAGCAAAAAGTATACACCAACTAATGCAACATACGATCCTAAAACTGGACGTATGGTAATTACAATTGGTACACATGATCTTACTGTTGGTCGTTATGTTAACCTCGGCGAAGAAAGCTTTACGTTTACTTGTTCAAGCGATAACTTTAAAACGCCAATTAAGCACCCACGTAGATCTGAAAAAGCTTATCTAGCTGCACTTCCAATTATCGCGGTTTCAGCTAAAACAATTACTGTTAACCCAGGAATGACTGCCGCAGCATTTGAGCATCGCTTTGTAGAGGCAGCTGATAATTCAATTTCAGTAATTCTTGAAGAACTTACATTCAGCGATAACGCAGCTATCAATGTTAATAAGCGTAATGCTCGTAAGCAGTTACAACAAAACAAAGAGTTCATCCAAGACTATATGATGGATTGGGCTGAAAACGAATGGTTCTTCTACGATAGCATTAAATGTAAAAGAGATACTGAAGAGTATATTTTACCAGCCGTTCAAAGAGATGTTATACTTGGAACAAACTATAACGCAATCCAGACTGGTGCTGCATATCGTAGTAAATCAGGTGAGGTAAGTGTTACAGACCAATTAGCTCAAACAGTTGGCTCAATTAACTTTATGAAAGATGAAGTTGGCGAGCGTGTTACAAATACAATTGCACACGATAGAGCTGATAAAGCATTCGATGAAATGAGCAGACTGCTTAATAACAATGGTAAAAAATACACACCAACCGACGCGGCTTATGATCCTGCGTCTGGTACAACAGTAATTACCATTGGTTCTCACGACTTTAACGTTGGTGATGAAATCTTTATCGAGCCAGACAGCTTAACATTTACTTGTGCTAGAGACTCAAATGCTACAGAGCATTCATATCCAACTAGAGCATTTATTAATTACACACCTGCAACCGCGGCATATGATGTTGCGACTGGTGAGTTTAGTGCTAACATCGGTCCTAATGCTCTTAAAGCCGGAGACCTTGTAGAGTTTAAACCAGGCTCAATCGTATTTACCTGTGAAATGGACAATAATGTTACTGAGCATCCTGCGCCAGAATCACATCACCCATTCTATAAAAAGCAAGTAGTTATTGACCGTGTTGAAGGCGAAACAATTTATATGAACGTTGGTGGTATTGCAGATGGCGGTGGTGTTCACACATTCGTCAGCGCAGCAACTGATGCTATCCAAGCTGAGAAAAGACATCCTGCTTGGAAAAAACCAGTAACAATTACCGCAAGAGACGCGACATCAATTACTGTTAATGTTGGTGAGTCAAGCGACACATCAGTACACACCTTTGTGTCAGCAACAACGAATGCTATTCGTGAGGCTGGAATGTGGACTGGTAAGTTTACTCCACAAACAGCAACATACAACCCAATTAGTGGTGAAATGGAAATCACTATTGGACAGCACGATTTACCAGTTGGTAAATGGATTTCAATTGCTCCAGAGTCAATGGTATTTAGCTGTGATGTTGGTGGCGTAACAGGTACTGATGCTGCCCCACTTTACGATCACGTTGCTTATAACGAACCAGTAAGGGTAACTGCCGTAACTTCAAATACAATTACCGTTAACGTTGGTAACGCAAATGGACATGCCAATAACCATACATTCGTAAGTGCAGAAGTTGATTGTATTGATTCAAACGCATTATACTTCTCAGATCCAGCTAAGGTGCTTAAATCATATACACCTACTGACTCAACATACGATCCAGTATCAGGTGAAATGATTATTACGATTGCTGGGCATGACCTTACAACTGACGATCATATCGAGCTTAATCCGTTAAGCTTCGAGTTCAGCTGTAACACAGGTATCGTTCCATCTGTTGGTACTGATTTCCATCCTCGTATCGGCGATAAGGCATACAAATTACCGCTTAAAATTTCAGCTACCACAGCTAATACGGTAACTGTTAATTGTGGTGACGCCGGCGCTTATGCAAATACCCACACATTTGTTGCGGCTGATCCAGGCGCTGTTGTTAAGGTAGGGGCAAGCGAACAAGGCACATATGCTAGACGTTCATTACAGAAAAACAAAGGTTACTTACAAGCCGAGATTTCCGCGTGGCTTAACGATAATTACTTTATCTATGACAAAGATAAGTGCTCAAGAGACACAGGTTATATCTTAAATGCAGTTGCAAGAGACGTGGCAACTGGGTCTAACCTAAATGCGGTATATACAGGTATGGGTTACCGTATCGGTACTGTAGGTGCTGATAAAGTAATTAACGAACAGCTTACAGAAACTGTTGGTGCTATCACATGGCTCAAAGGTAAAATGGCGACTGAAGTCTTAACAGACGCAACAGCAATTGCCCGCTCAAATGCATCCTTTGATGAGATTATTGACATCATGCAAAACGGGAATGCTTCAGCTGACGATGTTGACTTCGGTACCGTTGCAATATCTGACGATGCATTTAAAGCTCGCCAATCACTTCAAATTAACAAACAGTTTATTCAAGAAGAAGTAATCGCGTGGATGACAGCAAACCATCCTGGATTTACTTATAATGTTGAAGCTTGTAAGAGAGATTTAGGCATCTTCCTAGATACTGTTGGTTGGGATGTACAACATGGCGGAAACGCGGCAACAGTCAATAACACAAGACTTTATTTTGAAAATGCATTACCAGTACTATCTGATAAAGAAATCGTTCCAACATCTGGTTCATATGATTTCGTATCAGAATTAGCGGGTAAAATTGTACGCGGCGAAGAATTTACTGCTCTTTCATCTAACACCGCGGTACAATTGGTTGATGCTGCAAACGAAGCATACACTCCAACCGACGCGACATACGATCCAGTAACTGGTGAAATGGAAATTACAATTGGAGCTCATACATATGCTGCTGGTGATAAAATTACTATTGACCCAGAAGGTATTACATTCAGCTGTGGCTTCGGTGGTGGCGGTGTTGATTCACATCCAAATTCAAATGATTCATATTTGCGTAAACCATTTACGATTTCATCTGTAACATCTACGACAATCCTGCTTAATGCTGGGGCGGCTGGAACCAATACAGATCCACATACATTCGTATCAGCAACTGCTCAATGTGTCAGATCAGCTAATATGGCAGAGTCTTATACGCCTTCAAACGTTGCTTATAACCATAATACCGGTGTTATGACAATGACATTAGGTAACAGACACCTATTTGAAAAAGGTGATTATGTTATCTTTGATGAAAACGCAATTACCTTCTCTTGCCCGACATCACCAAGCGATCCTACACCAATTAATATTTCGCACCCAAGACCGACTGATCCAATCTTTAACAAACCAGTTAGAATTGACTCAGTAACAGAAACAACTGTTACAATGCAAGTCGGAAAAGCTGGTGTTGATAAGGTTCACACATTCGTGAGCGCATTGGTTGGCGGCGTAAGAAGATCCCTAGATGTAGCAATTGCAACTAAGGTAAAAGACTTATTCACAACAATCGCTGAAACCATTAGAGAAAACGATGGTACAGTTGCTGCGGTAATGGAACCAGTATATGCACTTCCATCTAATTACAACGCGACAATTAAAGCACAGTCTGAAAAAATCCTAGGTCAAAAACCTAAGTATCAAACAGAAATCATTGACTATATTACAGACACATACAACGGCCTAGCATATAACATCGCTAAATGCCCAAGAGATGTCGGTTATATTGTTGACTCTGTATCAGAAGACTTGGAATATGGCGGCGATAGTGCAACAATCTATAATGCTCGTTATTACTTTGAAGGCGCAATCAACGTACTTCCTCAGTATCAAAGAGAACCAACTAGATTAGCTTGGGAACACCTTGCTGATGTTATGGAAAAGGTTGTTACAAATACTGTTCATGAGCCAATCTTCGGTGCACAATTTACTCCGACTGGCGCCGTATATAACCCAGTAAATGGTATGATGGAAGCCACAATTGGTTCCCACACATTACAGGTTGGCGATCACGTTTGGTTTAAACCACAAGGTATTACATTCAGTTGTGACAACGGAAGCGGAGTACAAAACCACGCATCACCAGAAGCGCATCACAGATTCTATAACAAAGCATGCCCAATTATTGGTGTTACCGGAACAACTATTACGATGTGGGTTGGTAATGCTGGAGCATACACAGGAGCTCATACATTCGTAAGTGCGCTATCTAATGCAATTAGTGAAATCACTGGTAACCTTGAATACCAAGACGTTTCAGGATTTGCTGCTGATGCTGCGACTGGCACTGAAGCTAAGAGACTTACAAATGTAATTTCTGATATCGTTGACGACCGTTACGTAATCCCAGACTACACAGGTTCACTTGATATTACTCAGAAACCTGAAACAAGAATCCTAGGATTACCAACAGCTGACACGGCTAACGCTCCTCTTATGGATCCTGCGCGAACATTTGCTCGTAAAACATTACAGTGGAACAGAGCGTTTATCCAAGAAGAAGTTGTACGTTTTGTACGCGATAACAACTATTCATATGATGAAGACAAATGTGCAAGAGACGTTGGATTTATTATTGACGCGGTTGCAAGAGATGTTGAAACTGGATCTGATTATCCTTCCAAATATTACGGTAGAGCTTATCGTGTAGGTACGGTTGGTGCAGATAAAGTAATCGAAGAGCAATTAGCAGAAACTATTTCAGCTATTGAATATGTAAGAGATGATATTTTACCACGATTAACTGGCACAGCTCTTACAAGAGCAACACAAGCCTTTACTAACGTTATTGGTATTATGACTGATGGAACAACCGGACTAACATATGCTAGCTTCGGAACAGGTAACATCGGTAATACAAACGCCAATGCTACAGACGGCTTACAAGCTAACAGACAATTCTTACAAAAAGAAGCATCAGCATGGATTAACTTACAAATCGCTAATAACGCAGCTGGTTTCGTAGGATTAGTATACGACCAAGCTAAATGTGAAAGAGATATTGGATTTATGATTGATGCTGCATCATTTGATATTAGACATGGTTCTAATGTTGCGATGAGAGACTTTGCGAAACTTTACTTCGAAAACGGAGTGAATGTTAGTTTACCGGCAGAACAGAGAGCTCCAACCGCAGCCGCATTTGCACACATCGCTGATATCGCTGAAAAGGCAGTATTGAAACAATCAATTACTCCAACAACTGGTAACGTCCTTACGGCAACTACTTCGTTCGGAAATGTTGTCGGTCAAACAGGTGCTGATGTTGAAAACCTTATCCTTATTGTAAGAGATATTATTGCCGAAGATTCGTTAATCAATCTTCCACAAATACAAGAGGCACAGGTAAATGCTGGTGCGGCTCAAAACTATAACGAAGCTGCTTCAGTTACAATTATCAGAGATCGTAAAGCTCCACTCGGTGCCGCGGTTGTACAATATCTTGCAGACAACTTCCACTTCCTAGAGTATAGCGAAGAGCGTTGCCGCAGAGATGTTGGTTATATTGTTGATGGTATCAGCCATGATATTCAGTACGGTGGTAACACTGCTACTCACGGAAACGCTGAACTTTACTTTAAAAATGCTGTTAACTTATTACCAATGGATCAGCGCAGAGCAACAAAAGAAGCATTTACCCATATGGCAAAAGTTGTACGTTGGGTAACGCGTAACGAAATGGTACCTCGTAAACTTGGCCGTCAATGGACTCCATCTACAGCCACATACGATCCAGATACCGGAATCTTTACTGCAACACTTGGTGCTAATCATAACCTAAATGTTGGGGATCACGTATTAATCGCGCCTGAGAGTATTGTGTTTACATGTACCTTAGATGGTAACGTGGCTGAACACCCATCGCCAGAAGCGGGTGACCCATACTTCAACGCCCCAATGTATATTACTGCAAAAGATGCGACAACCATCACAATGCAAGTTGGTAAAGTTCCTTATGGTAAAGGTGGCGGAACTCATACATTCGTTAGAGCTTCTAAGAATGCTATCACTCACGTGGTAGGAAACCACGTTAAACAAGAGATGCCA